CCGGGGTCAAAACGTATTTGTTCTGGTCCTGCAATTCCTCTTCAATCGCTTCTACATCTTCCCCGCATAACCTGTCAAAATAGAAGGTAAGTTCTGTAAATTTCTTTCCTCCGATTTCTACAGGTTCAGAAAATTTGTGCGTATAATTTGCGCTTTTCTCTTTTTCTTTCTTTTTCCCGTCCATGCTGACAATTCCTGTCTTTTTAGCTTCCTTCATTTCCTCTGTAAAGTCCTCCTGCGGCTCCTGATTGATTGTTTTGTTTTCTTCCATTTGCTTTTCCTCCTTAAATTTTTGTATCAAAAAAGCAACCTTCACGGCTGCTTTTTATTCTGATTATTCATTTTTTAATGTTATTGCTTTGTTGTCTTACTTTCGTTGTCAATGCCTTTTCTACGCTCCACCCAAGTATATTAATTCTGTGCCGTAGCGTTCCTTTGGGAATCCCTGTTTCATTCGCCCATTCTGTGATTGTTTTTGTTATTCCATTGAGTGTCAAATAGCATGGTCTATTAGCGTTTTTTACTTTCGTAGTTAATGCTTTTTCCACACTCCACCCTAGCTTGTTAATTCTTGTATCAAGTACAAACCTCGGTATCTGCATTTCGTCTGCCCAGTCCGTCAACGGTTTTGTCTGTCCATTGTATGTCAGATAATGCGTCCGTCTTGTATTGCGACTTTGTTCTTTCATTGTTACCCAATGACAATTACCCGGCTCATACCCTTTGTTATTATCTTTTCTGTCTATTGTCAGATTTTCAGCATATCCGTTTTCCTTTGCCCATTGTTCAAATGTATCGAAACTTTCCCTCCATTCTTTACAGACAGCAATCCCACGTTCTCCATAATAATCATAATCTTTCTGATTTTTGTTTGTTGTCCTTTGAATCATTTGCGCCCATATTCTGTAAAGCCTTGTTTTTCTTTTTCCATGTGTCCGCACTCTTCCAATCAATAGCTCTGTTCTCATACAACCGCAGCTTTTACTTGTGCCGTTTCTTAATGTTGCACCGTTCACCACTTTTCTTGTGCCACATTTACATTCACATAGCCATTTTGTACATCTTCCCTCTGTGTTTGCAAAACGCTCAATCACTTTCCAATATCCAAAATATTGACCTGTTAAATCTATTGGTTTAGGCATTTCCATTCACCCTAAATACTTGATGAAAGTGTATGCCCTTGATAATATGACTTTATCTGAAATGGCATCTATCATCTTGTGAAGCATTTCCTTTACTTCCCTGTCTGCTGCTGTTTTGCTTTCAAGCTCCCTTATTCTAATCTTGAACTTCGCTATTGCATTAACATATGTATCATTGTCAATTTTCTTCATGTAATATGCAGCGCAAACCCCAAGAAGTCTTTTTAATTCTTCCGGCTTAAATATTTTTTGTATTGTTGAATACCCCTTTTCATATCCTTCTGTCAAATTCAGTGCCAGAGTTTCTCTTATATAAGATTTGTCAAGCCCTTCTGCTGTCATGTAGTATTCATCATACATTTTTTCTAACTTTTCATTTTCCATCTGGTGTTCTCCTTTCAAAAACCTGTTGAAAGAATTACCTATCCATGATAGAATATTTCATGGAAGGTAACTTCTACTTGAAGAAACGGTGGTGCTTTGGTCGGTGCGCCGTTTCTTTATTTTTCTGTTATCTCTTTATATACCAACTCAATCCCACGCCTGATAACGTCCGCTCTACTCATTCCCGTTTCTTTCATGCAAAATTCAAGCATTTCATTTTCTTTGTCAGAAACACGCAATTCAAAACGTTTTCTTTTCGGGTCTTCTGTCGGTCTTCCTGTTCTGGTGGACATTTCCTTTTCCTCCTTTCTTTTGTCCGTACATAAATAATAATATATGTACGGACAAAAGTCAAGAGTTTTTTTGACTATTTTCCAAGGCAGCGACGGACAGATTCCAAATAGTCAGTTCCATTGATATAGTACACAAAATTCAGCGGGTCAATTTCAACTACCTTTTTCCCGTCCAGATAAAGTGTATACGACGAAACGGCATATTCCCCGCTTGCGTCCGCTGCGGAAGCTGCCGCAAGTTTTCCGGGCGCAAACTTTTTCGGTGTAACCTTCATAATGTGTTTTGCTGCAACCGTTTCAATTTTACCCGTCTGTGTGTTCCTTACCTGCTGCGCCGCCCGCAGGTCAATGTTATGTATTCTCGGTTCTGCCAGCCGGATTGCCGCTTTCGTGACCGTTCGGAAGTTCAGCGTCAGTGTCATTGCTTCGATATGTCCCAATACTACCGCT